GAGACGAGCCGTCTCGGTCACCTCCCTGTACTCGCCGGTAAAGGTGGCTTCCCGTAACCAAGACGACTCCCGCTCCATGCGCCGCAAGGTTGCAAGCCCATTGCTACTCGCTCGTGAAAGCGCGTGGTAATAGGCCCCGAGGATGGGCACGTTCCCATAAAGACTCAGGCCTCCCAGCCCCGTAGCAGCTAGGATATCAGCGTGGTGCATGCCCTCACGCACCACCCACAAATGATCGTGGGTGATTGCCTTCACGGGGTTACGCACCATCGTGGGCGGGTCGACCTCAACGTAGCGACACTGGCAGAACTCGACCTTCCCGAGGACATCAACGGGCTCCTCTATAGTGAGAATGAACCCCTTCGACCTCATGAATTCGACAATGTTCGCCATGTATCTTGCCAGGTCCTTGCGCTCCATGATAGTGACGCTGTCATCGCCATCGACGATGGCCCTTATCCGAATGCCCTCCTGGCGGGCGTAGGCCCAGATTAGCGCTGCACTAATAATGCAGTTGCCCAGCGCGGTGTTCATGTCCCCCGACATCCTTCCACCACGTGCAGTGTACTTGACCGTTCCGTCAGTGCATTGTGCGTAACACTTTGTTCGCAGCTGCCAAGAAAGCAGCCGTTGCAACTCGGCGTCACCCCTGTACTGACTAGTATAGAATCCGTGCTCATATTGCAAAGCAGGGACACTGATATGCTGGTCAAATTTGCTGAAATCTTGGCCCACGGCCACCGGGTCCTGAAATGCACTCCAGTGCCCTTTCAGCACCGTTGCCCTGCGATCTGGCGTGTACCCCTTCATAATCGTGGGGCTACCATACGCCTGATCAATCGCCCAGTACGTCCTGTGCTCAGCCGGTTTGAGGAAGCAACCGACCTCCAGGTTGTACCGCGGGTCACGTGCTGATATCGCCCTGCCCGCCTTCCAATCATACCACTTCTCTGGTTTGATGAAGGCGCTAACATAAGCGTCACAGCGCCTGAGCGGTGTCACCTCCAACGATGCCTTAGCGGCATAGTACCTCGCCCGCTTCCGACCCCGCATACTGTCGCAGAATTCATCCTGCGTTAGCGGGAGTGAGTGTTGGTTGAGGTGGCGCACGACATTACGCCGAAACGCCAAAAGGTTAGGGTCGCGAAAAGCGCCCGGCTCAGGTTGCAGAGTTGGTCTCCAGACCCCCTCCTCCGTGCGTCCAAGTACCCGTTCGCGCACGGTGAACACGACATTTCCCACGGTGTTACTGTGGGTAAATGGCGTGCCCTTGATGGGAAGCTCAGGAACTACCAGTATTGTCCTTGGCTTCTTGCGATCATACCCCTGCTCTCTGACAACCACGCCCAGCTCGACAAGCTCTCGAGCCATCCGCAAGCGGTCGGCACGAGTTGGCTCGCGAGACGGGCAGAGAACGGGGCCCCCCTACTTGAGTGCGCGTACATCAAAGTAGCGCGGCACCCGCGGCGGTGGACGATTACGCGTCCCTGTCGCCGCCGAAATCCCGAGTGGTTCGGCGACCCACTGCTTCCACATGGAGGCGAGGCTGTATAACAGCCTCTCCCCGTTGGTCCGTGGTCTCAACCTCTCCTGGAGCTCCCTGGCCGTCCGTTCCGCCCGCGATGGCAATAGGGCAAGCCCCACCACCAATTGCCCGGCGTTTTCGGCATGGCTTGGTCTCAGGCCGTGCGCCATCAGCTCTGCGCCCAGCCACTTCATCATCGCCGCCCGGTCTGATGGGCGGTCCTGACGGAGTGGGAACTGCAGTCTGACTCTGGCCACCCAGTGGCGCACGAAGGCTGTTGTGGAAAAGCGGAAGGTATTGCGCCGTGGACGGGAACAAGGAATCAAATCCAATGCGCACTCCTGATGGTGCGCCTTGGCCTGCTCCGTGGGTCTCCCGTCCTGATCCACCTCCTCCAAGAGTTGGTGGCTCATCGGGCCAGCAGCAATCTGGGCACGGACATCTGGGTCCAATGCCGTAATGTTGCCATCCACCTGGTGGAGCTCCCGCAAAAGGCGCTCCTCCATGGCCTCCTCCCACTCCTCCCTCGACTCCTCCACCTCGTGATTTC